GTAGTTTAACTTCTACTCTCCACGCCGCATTTTCACCATTCAATGCCATTTGTAAAAGAGCATCTTCTAACAATAGAGCTGAACTTTCTCTTCCAACATCTAAGGTTACTGGTCGTTGATATTTTTTAGCTTTGCCTACGGCTTCCAAAACTAAAGCTGTCCATTGAATAGATTGTCTTTTGTGTTTACTAAAACTCATCAGACACATCTCCTTTAACTTCGCTTAAACAACCAGTCTTTAAATCATAATAAAGATTACAAGCCTTTCCAGTTTCACCTGAAAATCTGTTCTTTAATACATTTACTTGAGCAAGGTTATTGTTCGCTTGTAAATTTCTATTCATTGAAATAATTATATCGGATAGTTGAGCTATACTTTGACTTCCTCTCAAAGCATTTAAACCTACACTCTTACCATCTTCAAATCCTTTGTCTCCTTCAGACCTTCTTAAATGACTTACTAATATTAATCCTATACCAGTTTCTTCTACTAATGTTCTTAATTTAGAAACAGTATAATCAATTAGTTTTCTTTCATCACTTGTATGTTCATCACCAATAGATGATAGAGCCATATGTAAATGGTCTAATATTACAAAGTCTACGTTACACGCCTTCGCTAAATATCTTATCTTAGACAATAAGTTATCAGCAAGGGTACTACCAAAGTGGTTATATAGGTAAAACTTCCCATTACCAACAGTATGTTTAAAAGTTTTATTAAGGTCTGATTCATTTGTTCCTTCTCTTGTTAAATGTAAAGGTTTTTTCATAGACACTCCCATAATTCCAAGAGCACTACGTTTAATGCTTTCTTCTAAAGCAATATAACCTACGCTAAAGTCTTTTTCTAATAAATGTAATGCAACGTGCCTACAAAAAGAACTCTTACCTATTCCCGTTCCTGCTGTTATTGTAACTAGCTCTCCTTTTCTTAATCCGTGTGTCTTAATATTTAAACACTCAAAAGGATATGGAACTGTAACATAAGTATCTTCTTTTTTAATTTCATTCCATAAGTCAGCACCTAAAACTATTCCATCAGGTCTATATGCTTTACTAGACCATATGCAATCTACTAATTCTCTAGTCTTACCTTCAACTAACATTTCATTAGCATCTTTTAAAGGAAGACTACATATCTTCGCTTTATTAGGTGAGAATAATTTAGCACATTCAATAGCTCCTTGTTTACCTTGTTCATCTTGGTCAAACATTAGAATTACTGAGTCAAATCCTTCAAGCCATTCTAGCTCTCTTTGAATATCTTTTTTAGCTCCTTGAGCTCCACTCTTTACACTTACTACTGGAAATTTATTTTGGTTGATACGAGAAACGCTAAGGCAATCTATCTCGCCTTCTGTAATTATTATCATCTTACCTTTATCTCTCCAAAGGTGCTGTCCGAATAAACCTGACTTCTTTGCGTCTCCTAACCATTGAAATGTTTTGTCAGGGTTTCTTAATTTTTGAGCAACTAAATTTTTATCTTTATCATAGTAATTAGCTATCTGAACTGGTCTTCCAAACCAAGCTCCCGTTTGATAATTAAATTTTCTTGCTGTATCTAAATCTATTTTTCTTTTTATTAAAGGTGCTACTGCTCCACTAATAAATTCACTACTTGTTTTTTCTTTTGCGGGTTGTGTCAAATCATTTCCTCTTGTTGTTGTATTACACGAGAAACAATAAGAGTGTCCATCATCATAGACGGAATTAGCGTCTGATGAGCCACAATTATTGCACGGCGTATGATATAAAAAGTTGCTTTCTTGTTTTTCCATAAAAATTTTCCTGTTAAATATTTACCCCTTGAGAGCTTTAGCCTCACAATTCCAATCATTTAAGATTTTCCGTTGAGTATTATATACTCTCTCAAGGGGCACAAACAAACTATCTCAGCAATTCACTTACGTTAAAATGCGGAGATAAGGAGTCAGTCATATCTCTATGACCAACTATCTTAACCTCTTTATAATCTTCTTTTAAATCACGAATTAACTCTAAAAGAGCTTCATATTGTTTAAAAGTAAAATTACAATCGGGCTTACCATCTACTGACTGTCCACCGATTAGACAGATACCAATAGAATTTTTATTTGACAATTTAACATTACTATCAACGTGAGCACCTGCGATTTGTATGTCTCTTCCATTTTGCACTTCACCTTCTCTAGTAATCACTTTGTGAAATGCACAAGAAAACAAACCTTCTTTTCTGTGCTGTATGTCAATATCCTTTACGTCAAAATTCTGTGTCGGATTAGTGTCTGAAGAATGAATAACAATATATTTAGTTTCTTTTCTTAGGTTTCTCATTAAATCCATACTTTCTAATAATTTTTTTAAGAGTATTACGACAATGCTGTTCGTCCATATTATCTACATCAATCCACTTACCTTTTGAATCTGAATAATATTGAACACTCTCTTCTTTATAAATTACTCTACCTTCAGCAATCATAACCACTCCTTCGGAACGTGCTTATCGGCATATTTATATCCATATCTTTCACACCACATTCCATAAGTTGTTTTTGATTTTTTACTTATCCTAGCTCTTGAATTAGAAAATATAAATCTAATATCTAAATTAGGGTATTGTTCCCTAATCAATTTCATTTTCTGTCTATCTTGAGTGGTAAATAATCCTTTTGTTTCTATAAAAATTTTTTTCTTTGTTAAATGAAAATCAGGCGTATAGGTATGAACTTTTTGAGGCTTAGTATATTTCAACTTAGTCTTTTCAAATTCATACACTATACGATTATCTTTAAGCTCTTTCGCTATAGACTCTTCCAAGCCTGAACGAAAGCCGTATCTTAGTCCGACTTGTTTAGAAGTCAGCCTGAGTTTCCTGCGATACATTTTCTTCTGCCATAACTTCAGGTTGTTCATAGCCATCTTTAACAGATTCAAAGCCATAACCTTTAGCGTTACTTGAGCCACCTTCAACTAGCTTAACTATTTGACAAGCTCTAAGTCTCATTGACACTCCTGCTCCTGCCATAGCAGTGTAATAAGGTATCAATTCTGCTGATACTTTCATTTCACTACCTGACCAAACATTTGCGTCAATCATAGGTTTACCCGCACTATCAAATAATGCAACTCTATTAGGTATAACCTTTCCATCTTTAGCTATAATTTTTGCCTTCGTCTTAAATTTAAAGATAATGTTTCCTGATTTTTTACCATCAATTAATTCATCTTCAAAAGGACGAGGAGCTTCTTTAATAGCTTTTCCTTTAGCTTTCTCTTTAGCAAGAGCAACGCTTTTCTTTATCTCAGCCTCAATTTGAGTTTTCAATGACTGAGCTTCCTTATCATTTATAATAAGATTAGTCTTATAATGACCAGTCTCATCAAAACGAGTATCGGGTGTTGTTAGCCACGCATATTGCGAAACTCCAACTGGTGATACTACCTTGACATAACTATTCTTTGCCATTTTTGGTCTCCTCTATTATTGTTACTAAGTAGGGGCACTTTAATGCTTTTACGCAAAAAAGAACTTACTTTCCCTCAATTTATTTATATCTAAATCGCCTTTTTGAGGGACTTCAGGTAATTTAGCTTTTAATTTATCAGGTAATTGTCTTTCAACATCTTCCCTGAACTTCGCCAGTACATCGTGATTAGAAAACATATCAATAAAGGCTTCTCTTAAACTTTTATTTAACATTTCTACATCACCCGCAGTCGTGCCAAAGCTGTCGTGAACATTACAAAAATTCTTAACTCCATTTTTATATGCAACATTAACAGTTTTAATCATACCCGCAGAATCAACCGAGTGCACCACGTTAGGAGCTACTCCATTTGACATACGCAATTTATCTGTCTTATCAGTCTCAGCATTGATACGGGGTTTTATAACTTCTCCCATAAGCATAGCTTTAACTCTTTTAGACTTCATTTCAGGATAGGATTGATAAACTGGAAATCCTACTGGTGTCACCCAATGTATAGGTAATTGTTCTTTTGAAACAATCTTAGCTATATCCTGAAGGTACTTCATACCAACTCTAGCTGATTTTAAATTGTCCCCTATGCTATCCCAAATGACACTAGCCAAATAAGAAGCGGGTCTAAATAAATCATCAACGAAAGGGTGTTTTTCTCCTTTGTCTTGTCTCTTAGTTAAATCTTCTATTACAAAGTCCGTGCAAGAGTATCTTGTTGAGCCATAACAAATTGTCATAATACTTCTTTTAGTAGTAGAACGCTTAACTCCATAATTTAACCACTGCTGAGCATAAGGTCTATCTTCTGAAGCGTGTACTTTTAACTTGTCATTAACAGCGTCAGCAACTAATTGATAAATGTCTTGAGGTGTATCTGACGGAAGTAAATTAACTAACTTACCCGCAACACTATCTCTTAACATTAAAGAATATAATTGAAGACCATTACAGCTACCATCAACATTAACTGGTAAATGAGATATAAACTTTTCGTTTATTCCTCTTGATTGATAACGTCTCCACTCATCACACCACGCCAAGAATTGAAAACTATTAGAAGCATCTTCCCATTCTCTATGTCTAAAAGGGTCTTGAGCACAATTAATTATCCATTGTTCATTATCATTAACCCATTTAACTCTATCTTCTAAAGATACTTTATCATTTCCATACATATTAGCTCCGTGTACTGCTAACCAAAACTCTCCTCTATTCTCAGGAGTTATTTCTTTACCATTAGCAAATACAAGTAATGCTTTAGCTCCACCAATACTTTGATAATTTAAAAATGCGGGGACACAATAAGCTCTTCCTCTAAAATCAAATTGTAAAGGATAATATAATGTCGCATAATCTTTAAACTTTTGAGCTAACCAAATTATTTTAGCATACAATAATCTTTTAGAAAACATACGAGCATTTTCAGTATGAGCAATAACGGCTCTTCTCTTCCAATCTTTTCTTGAGTCTTTATTTGTCTCTATGTCGTGAGGTTTATTTGGTATATCCAAATTTCTATTAGGTGGCATACCACCGATAGAGTCCCCATTGTCCCAAGCCTTTTGCATAACATTTAAAACAAACTTATTAACTTTAAAAGGTGTACTTTGCATTATATTGATTGCACTATAAACTTCAGGCATATCAAAATTTTCAAGCTCTCTCTTAAATTGTTTATTCTTTTGTTTAACCAAATCTAACTCAGGTAATTCCTTAGTCCAATATCCGCCCCCAACTACTGAGCTCCACATCTTAGGTTGTAAAACTGTTGGAAGATACTCAGGATTCAAAAGCTCATTAAAGCTATTTCTATTCTTAATCCATTCTCTAGTTTTAAGAGTCTGTTTAATAATCTTAGCTTTTTTATGATTGATAGTTTCCATACCAATTTCAATTAAACCCGTTGAGATAATTAATAATTCAATTAGTTTTAAGCCAACGTGCAATTTCTCAGGTGTAGTCCACTCTTCCCATCTTACTATTCCACGCTTAGCACTTTCTCTTAGCTTACGTCTTTTATAGGTATAATTCCAAGACCTTTTGTCTAAATCTTGTTTAACAGCTTCATATAGCTCAGGGTTTAAAAACTTAAAATTCTTTAAAGCTATCTCAGTTTCAATCTTACCACCAAGACTAATACAAGTAGCGGTTAAAGGTTTATATTGTGTAATTGTATTGATTATATGTTTGCCCGTGATTAGAGCAAGTATTTCAGGTGAGACTTCGCATATCTTAACAAATGCTATAGGTGGTTTTCCTATAGTCTTCTTAGATGTTTCTTGTATATACTCAGCTATCGCATTGGCTAAAGGTCTGATTGTGTTAGCTACCATAACTTTACCATAGCTCGTAACAGACTCTTCCTCACGCTCAACGTGAGAGACTCGTCTTTTGTTTGTTCTGTGTTTACCTAGCTCAGCCATTTCTTTTTCGTGTTTTAATTGGTCTGAGTATTTAGGCATTATTTCTAATAATGTTTGTTTACTATCCATATATTGTATAAACTCC